GAAGGCAGGTTTCTTGACACTGTTAGGAATAACGCCAAGAACTTCGCATCTACAGTCTCTCTTAGCAGCGAGTCGAAACATAAAGTCATCATCATCGATGAAGCAGACAATACCACTCCCGATGTACAGCTCCTCTTGCGAGCGTCTATTGAGGAGTTCTCAGGAAACTGCAGATTCATTTTCACTTGCAACTACAAAAATAAAATCATTGAACCCTTGCATTCGAGATGTGCTGTGGTGGAGTTTGGTATTCAGGGCAAGTATAAACAAGACATTGCAGTAGCATTCTTTAATAGATTGGTATCAATTTTAGAGCAAGAGAATATTCAAGCAGATAAGAAAGTCCTCGCAGAATTAATTAATAAGCATTTCCCTGATTGGAGAAGGGTTCTCAATGAGTGTCAACGATACTCTGTAGGAGGTAAAATAGATAGTGGTATTCTTGCACATTTCTCAGATGTAAAAGTCAATGATCTCATTAAAAATCTCAAGGAGAAAAACTTTGCGGAAGTTCGTAAATGGTGTGTCAATAACTTGGACAACGATCCTTCTGTTTTATTACGCCGTATTTACGATAGTCTTTACACTTCCTTGGTTCCTTCTACCATCCCTGCTGCTGTTCTCATACTTGCTAAGTATCAGTACCAGATCGCTTTTGTTGCAGATCAGGAAATAAATATGTTAGCATGTCTTACCGAAATAATGGTAGAATGTAAGTTCAGATGAAAGGGAAGAAAATTCTTATTATCCTAGCATTGACTGGATTTGCTAGGGTTGCTATTTTTGCTATACCTGTTGTAGGTATCTACTTTGGGTTTAATTCACCATCTACTCAACAAACCAATGAGAACACAAAATAAAGAAAATTATTATTATTTCTTTTGGGTTATAGCAATGGTTGCTTTCATAGCACCACAAGTGGTTACTGCTATAGCATATCATAAACTTGCAGATAGACTTAGTAGACCAATTCAAGTTGAAATTGTTGAACCATCTAAATTAAAATTAGGTTTATGAGAAGTCAAACACAAGAATCAATAGAAAAATTATTTTCTGCTAAATGGAATCTTCCTCAAGCAGCAGATAATTGTGATCTAAGCTATGATGAGATGAGAGTAATGTTTAATCATTACTGTAAGTCCCATCCACCACTATATAACGAGGATGGGACATTAAATGATGACTCAAACAGAAGAGAAAATTAAACAAGCTGAAGAGCGTATTAAAGAACTTCAAACTTTAATTAAACACTGGAAAAAACTATGATTTTTATTACTAACAGTTATTGGGTAGAGCATGGAAACTATGCAGGACTACCACCAGAAGGGCAACTTGTTGCTGTTATTATTGGACTACTTGCATTTCTAGTAGGTTACGGTTTGTATCTTACATTGGGATCTGGTAAGACTGATTTAAGAGATCCTATTGACGAACATGCTAAAATGCATGAACTAGGCATCGCACATGGTCATGGTGGAAACAAAGATGCGTATGAGATGTCTGGTAAATTAGATAAAACTCATACACATAAGGATTGATCATGAAAAGATTATGGGATATAATAAAAAAATGGTTTAATTTAAATGACCACACACCTTGGGAAAGAAAATGACTAAAGAAATTACAATCAATGCTCCTGAAGGTGCTAAGATTGAAGGGTTACAAATTGAGCAGATTATATCTCAACCAGCAGATCTAGAAGTAGGTCCAGTTAAGGTTGGTGATGCGTCTGTATTGACTTGGACTAATGCTGGTATAGTAGTGGTACTTATTGCTGCTGTTGTTATTGGCAAGAAACTTATTCTAAAATAATAAAATGACTGAAAATTATAAAGTTGTAGCACAGACTTCAACTCGTGATCCATATCCAGTTTATAAGTTTCATAATGAACCTGAAGACTGGTCTTGTAATGGGACTGTTAAGATCTCTTGCAAAGATGGTAGAGTTAATGTTACAATACTTGAAAAAGACTCTATTAACATTCATCGACTAGAAGTTTATTCTGAAGATGGTCCTGTTGGTGCGAGACTTACTGAACAACTTTGTCATTCTGAACGACCATGATTACTAAAGAAAAACTAAGAAATCAAGTGAAATCTAAATTCTATTACATCTTCTGGGGTGTAGCAACAGCAACCGTTCTACTAGGTCAAATATATGTTGGTTCTGGATATAGAGTATTTGCTAATTCTTTACTTAGAATATTTGATGCTATTGAAGTAGAAGTTGGTAGAGATTACAACAATGAAAGGTTTTATTAATGGAACAATTTGATAACATGGAACTTTTTCAACTCAGACTTTGTTTGCAGATGACTAAAGAGAAGATGTTTATGGGTGGTGACATGCGTAGACATGCATCTATTACTAAAAAGGTTGAAGACGAAATCTCTGTAAGAGGTATCTAAATGAAACTAACACAAGAAGTAATTGATCAAATCCAAGAAGCTATGTTACATACCAAAATGAATGGTGATGTAAATTGGCAAGATGGTGATGAGATTGATGTGTGTTTAGGTGGTACATTTGCAGGAGATAAGTTTATTAGTATAATAAACAGAACCCGTAGTAATACCACTAAAAAATGAAAACCCTAGAAGATTATTTTTTTATTGGTCTAATTCTTCTTGAAGAGTTTGTTAAGAGAATTTTGATTTCTCCTATTAAACTCCTTACGATGTATGATCATTGGAGTCATAATAGATTAGTAGAACAAGCAGCTAGGGATGCTGAATTGAATCCTCCTACATTACCTGATCATGCAGACACTGAAGTCCCTTAAAACACCTTTACGTTACCCTGGCGGTAAGTCTCGTGCTTGCGTCAAGATGGATAAGTATTTTCCTAATTTGGATAATTATGCAGAGTTCCGTGAACCTTTCTTAGGTGGTGGAAGTGTTGCTATACATGTTAGTAAGAAGTATCCTCATTTAAAGATTACTGTTAATGATCTTTATGAACCTCTTATAAATTTTTGGTTACAGTTACAGCAGTTTGGTGATGAGTTAACTAAGAAATTAAAGGAATATAAGATCAATCATCCAAATCCAGAGTATGGTCCTCAGGTAAAAGATTTTAAGTATCCTGCATTAGAACTTTTTCTTAATGCAAAAGAAGCTATTAATGATAGGAGTATTGATCCTATAGAAAGAGCAGCAGCATTTTATATTGTTAATAAGTGTTCATTTAGTGGATTAACAGAGAGTTCTTCCTTTTCAAAGCAAGCATCTGTCTCTAACTTTTCTATGAAGGGAATTGAAAAGTTACCAGGATATTCGGATATAATTTCGCACTGGCACATCAATCAATATTCTTATGAGTATTGTCTTAGAGAACATATTCATGATGATCTTTTTATGTACTTAGATCCTCCTTATGATATTAAGGATAATCTTTATGGTAAGAAAGGTGATATGCATAAAGGATTTGATCATGATGAGTTTGCAAATAATTGTAGTCAGAGTAAAATAGATATGTTGATTAGTTATAATTCTGATCAACTTGTTAAAGACAGATTTAAAGATTGGAATGCAGGAGAGTTTGATTTAACATACACCATGAGGTCGGTTGGTGAGTATATGAGAGAACAAAAAACTAGAAAGGAACTATTGCTTTTTAATTATGGAATTGAAGGATTGGCTTAACTCTATTAACTTTAATAAAGACAATCTTATTGAAGAAGATCCTACATCGATTAAGGATTATCCTCCTTATATTATTAATCGTTGTTTGTCAGGGCATCTTGATTGTATTATGTTTGCAAATGAGATGAATAAGTATTCATTCCTAGATAAAGATATGCAATATTCTTTTTATCTAAATACACTTAGGAAAAAGAAGAGATTCAGTCCCTGGCTCCGTAAGGATAAAGTCACAGATCTTGAAATCATTAAACAATACTATGGTTATAGTAACGAAAAGGCATCTAATGCTTTGAAAATATTAACCCCTGAACAAATTAATTACATTAAAAAACGACTTGATACTGGAGGAATGAAATGACTGCCACTGCGGAACCTACTGTACAATGGTCTCAAGACCAAATGGTAGAAGTGCTTCTCAATGAACCTGATGATTTCTTAAAAGTAAGAGAAACTCTCACAAGAATTGGTGTAGCATCCAGAAAGGAAAAGAAATTATACCAGAGTTGTCATATATTGCATAAGCAAGGAAGATATTTTATAGTTCATTTCAAAGAGTTGTTTGCATTGGATGGTAAACATGCTAATCTCACTGTTAATGACGTACAGCGTCGAAATCGCATTGCTAGGTTACTTGCTGATTGGGGACTTATCTCTATAGTAAAGTCTGAAGCAGTTGCTGATATTGCACCTCTTAATCAGATTAAGGTTTTATCTTATAAAGACAAAGGTGATTGGATACTAGAACAGAAGTATAATATAGGGAAGAAAGGAAAGAAAGAGGAAACCGAATAAAAAAGTAGGGGATCCAACATCCCCCTTTTTTGTGTTACATGGTTAAATAGTAATGTCGCCTTCGGGGACACAATTTACACTCGCTTTTAAAGGAGAACCATGAACACACTAGCACGATACCATGCTAATAATCTTCCAGAATTGATGGAGAAGATTACTAAGAACAGCATAGGACTAGATGATTATCTCAATAGATTTTGGGATGAATCAACTAAAGAAAATTACCCACCATACAATTTGATACAATTAAATAATCATGAATCGAAACTCGAAATCGCACTTGCGGGGTTCAAGAAAGATGACCTCAAAGTCTTCACGGAGTTTGGAAAATTACATGTCGAAGGCCAGAAAGAATCTTCAGAAACGGATGGAACGTTTGTCCACAAAGGATTGGCCCAACGAAGTTTTAAACGAGTTTGGACGGTCTCCGACGATACGAAGGTTGGATCCGTCAAGTTTGAGGATGGACTCCTCACAGTGGAATTAAATAAGATAGTTCCAGAACATCATGCTCGAAAAGAGTATCTTTAAAATACATGGGGTCTTTACAGACCCCTTTTTTATTGCTATAATGTATGGAGGTAAAAATATACTATGACAATTAAGTTATTGTTATTAAAATCAGGAGAGGATATTATCGCAGATGTCAGTGAAATGGCAGTTGGTGAAAAAGATTCTCAAAGAGTTGTTGGTTATTTTGTAGAGAAACCTGTTATTGTTAAGTTGAAAGATTCTCACTTAGTTGAAGAGGATAAAAAAACTGCATTACAAGTATCCTTATATCCGTGGATGCCATTAACTAAAACTGAGAAGATTCCATTAAGTTTGGAATGGGTTGTAACTATGGTAGATCCCATAGATAAATTAAAGCAAATGTATGTTGAGGACATTGTAAACTATGGACAAGATAATAAAGGTGATAGCACTGATGAATCATCACCTAGTGATAGCGGAGATTGATGAAGTTGCTGCTGCAGATATTGGTCAACCTGATTGTAAGGTAACAAAACCATTTCTTATTAATACTGAATCTGGTCAAACAATATTGGAACCCTATTTGCATACTGTCACAAGAGATGAAGCATTTATGATGGGGTCTGATAAAATACTTACTTTGGTAGACCCAACTCCAACTCTACTTGAAAAATATCTAGACCTTACTAAAGAATGAAATTCTACACCAATGTTCAACTAATCGGAAACCAGTTTTTGGTTCGTGGAGTTGAGAATGGTAGAAGGTATGAACATCGTGATG